ACCGAGTTCGGCATTAAGCCCATCCCCGCCTCCCCTTCAATCGAAGTTCCTTCCGAGAAAAAGGAAGAACCCAAAACTTTTGAAGCACTCGTGGCCGCCCATAGCGACTACGGAACAAGCAAGCTCAAGGCGATGAAAGCCGTGATGCTCTCCAACCCCAAAGAATACTCCGAGGCTCTGTCTCGTGGTATTAACAAACTCTAAACAAAGGATAATACTAAAATGGCAACAAATATCGATGGTGGTGCAGTTCGCACCTTTAACTTCGCTTCGGCGATTTCGGCTTACCGATTCGTCCAAATCGGAACAGATGGATTGGCAGTAGCTTCAGTCTCCGGCACGGCTCGTGCCATTGGCTCTACTATTTCCGATGTAGCGGCTGGTGACAACGGAGCAGTCAAACTGTTCTACCCAACCTTTTTTGCAACTTGTGATACGGCGATTGCGGCTGGCGGCCTTGTGGCTACCAGCACGGCTGGCCTCGTGACAACTGCGGCGGCCAATGTTGGCATCGTCGGAGTTGCTCTCGAAGCTGGTGCGGCTGATGCAGTAATCGAAGTCGCAGTTCCTTTAACCCAGTAATTTAACCAACCAAGAAAGAATATAAATATATGGCATACGTAAGTGGTGGCACAACGATTCGGGCAGACATCAACCAAGCGTTGATCGAAGCCCCTCAAGCCGATGTCGGTTTGATCGGTTCGCAACTTCTCCCTTTGCAGAATGTGGAAGCAAAGAGCGGAACTTACCTAAAGGTTCAACTTGGAGGTGCAGACCTCTTGACCAACAATGCAACGGCTCGTGATGCTGGTTCAGCATACAGCCGCGGAATTAGGTCATTCAGCCAAGCGAATTTTTCAACTGACGAATTCGGATTGGAGGAGTTGCTTGATGATAGCACAGCCAAAGACTTAAACCGATTCTTCTCATACGAGGCCGAAACTGCCAAGTTCTTGCTCCGTCAGTTGAAACTATCCCACGAGAAGCGAGTTTCCGATCTTCTCTGGGCTGGTTCGACTCCCTTCACCATCGCTGACCAGACTCGTGCAGTTGCCTATACGAACACGAACATCGCCACGGTTGATGTGGCTCGTGACGTAGCGGCCGCCAAGCTCGCTCTTAACCAGTATGGTTATGAAGTGAACTGTATCGCGATGTCGGCCAATGTGTTTGAGTTAATCAGACGCTCCACCCTCCTGCAGAATCAGTTCTTCGGAGTTATCTCCAATACTGGTGCTCGGTTGTTGAGCGAAGCTGAAATCGCGGCGGCTCTGGGAGTTCAGAACCTCCTCGTTGGCCGTGCGGCGATCAACTCTGCTGGCAAGAACAAAGCCTACTCTGGTTCGTTCGTTGTTCCAGATACCAAGATCATCGTAGGTCAGATTGCTGGTGGTGAGTTCACCGCTGGTGGAATCGGACGCACCTTGGTCTGGTCGGGTGACTCGGCTGGTGGTTTCGTTAGCGAAAGCTATCGTGACGAAGCTCGCCGTAGTCAGGTCTTGCGGGTGAGAATGAACACAGACGAGGTCGTTATTGACCCGAATGCAGCGGTGCGAATCACGACTAACTACTCCGCTAGCTAAAGATTGCTGTTGGTTGTTTCCTCTGAAGAAGGGGGAGTGGGTGAATAACCTGCTCCCCCTTTTTCTTTTAATTGACATCCTATAAAAGCTAGAAATCCTATCCAAATGAAATATCCTATTTCAGTCTATCTCATCGCTGGTAATGAAGAAGAATATATCGCCAGATGCATTCAGTCGTTTAAGCCGATTTCAGCAGAGCTTATTTTGTGCATCGCTAGGGGGAACGCTGTCCCAGATAAAACAGAGGAGATTGCGAGGGGGTTGGGTGCGAAGATTGTTCACTATACCAACAAAAACGATTGGCCTCATATTGATGATTTTGCAACGGCAAGGAATACGGCACTAGAGGCTTGTTCAAGCGAATGGTGTTTATGGGTCGATGCTGACGATGTGATGGCCGAGGATGGGGCGAAGGTAGTCGAGGAGGCTATTGACCTTGCCATTCAAAAAGACGCTCACCTAGTGGCGTTAAAATACAATGTGGACAATGCAGGACTTATCCCACTCCGAGAAGAAATCTCCAAGAAAGGTACTTGTAGCTGGAAGAACCGAGTTCACGAAATGCTAGTTTGCAAAGAGCCAAACAAGACGATTGGCGTGGATAAGATTTTCCGAATCCATAAGCCCCACGGCTACAAGCCAAGGAGTGCCGAAAGGAACTTAAACATCTTGGCCGACACGCTTGCCCCGGCCGCCAACGCCCTTTACTACCAAGCCCAAGAATACTTTTTGTCTGGCAAATACGACAAGTGCATTGAGTCTAGTATGCGAGCTTTAGCCTTCCCAGAGCTAGAGGACACACTTCGCTATGATGTGCTTTGCAACCTTGGCAGATGTGTTCCAGAAAACGAGAGGCTTTCCTACCTTGGGCAAGCCGTATCCCTGCAACCAGATAGGCGAGAGGCTTATTTTTATATAGCTAACCATTGGGCAGGGAAAGGGAACTGGGTTAAGGCTTATGGGGCTGGCAGGGCTTGTATGACCCTGCATCGACCCAAAGCCCACTACTGGAATCTTGTTGAGGCAATCTACAACTGGCAAGCTATGGACTTATACGAGACGGCATCGGTATGCGTTAATGAAATGGGAGAGGCAGAGAAGATTCGTAAGATTAGACCAGCACCCAAGATTAGCATTGTTCACGCTACAAGGGGAAGGCCACAAGTTGCTTGGCAGAGGCGTTGGCAATGGCTTTCCCTAGCCCAAAACCCCCTAGAAATTGAATGGTTGTTTATGGTCGATCATAACGACCCAACAGACTACACGCCCCACCAAGCTATCAGATGCAATCCGGGCGGGATGATTAACGCTTGGAACGCAGGGGCAAAAATAGCCAAAGGGGACATTGTTATTCAAATGAGCGATGATTGGACACCACCCCGCCATTGGGATGCCCTAATTTCGAACGCTATTGGGGACACAACGCAAGAGAAGGTGCTGGCAGTATCAGATGGCCTTCGACAAGATAAGCTCCTCTGTATGGCGATTTTGACGCAATCTAGGCTAAGGAGGCAGGGGTATCTATTCCACCCAGACTACCAAGACTCGGATGGCATCTATTCCGACAACGAGTTCACGGAAAGAGCCTATGCGGAACAAGTGGTAATTGAGGCTAGACAAATCCAATTTAAGCACGATAACCCTATGTTTAATGGCGGCCAACCAGACGAACAACTAAAAAACCACAACAAGCCAGAATTCTACGAGAAAGGGAAAGCGATCTATGAAAAACGCAAACAAAATAATTGGATGTAGGAAGTCGAAAAAGGGGGACAACACGAAGGGGGTTGGTATAATTGAGTTCGGAAAGTCTCGCATCGACAAAACAAGGTATGTGCTAGTGGATATTACCTATGATAAGAAGGCTGGTAAGGAATTGTATGAGGCTGGGATGATTGCCTTAAAGCACGACCCAGAAGCCGTGATTGAGTACGCAATCAAAAAAGCATTAGCAGGGATGGCGAAATGCAAGAAGTAACCATTCACGATTCATTCGGTAAAGCCCTTGCAAAGTATAGCGAGGGGCTAGAGGTTGGCCTAGAGATCGGGGGAGGAACTGGCGATGGCTCAACCCAATGCATTAGGACAAAAAGGCTATTCAGTATTGAGAACCACCCAGATCGCATTGGTAGGCATTCAATGAACCTATCTGCAAGAGGCGGCGTTTCCATTTATGGTTCTGCTGTTACTAGAGAATTGTGGATGAACAAAATGGATGTGCTTGAATTTTATACGAACCAAAAAACCAATCTAAATCAATATCCATTGGAAGTCGTGAATGGTTGGTATTCTGAATGTTTTAAGACAGCACAACAATTTCAAACAAACGCAATCGAGGACATCCATATAGAGCATAATGTAGATTTTAACTTTGTGCTGATTGATGGCTCGCCTTTTTCTGGTGAGGCCGAGTTGCGTTGCGTCCGTCCCTTCCTAGCGGAGAAGGCAATCATCGCATTGGACGATGTGAACGACATTAAGAACTTGGCGAACTACAATAAGCTTAAGGGATTTGGAGAACTGCTCTGGGAGGATTGGTCGGTTCGTAATGGTGCGGCCATCTTTCAGTTATGACCATTGTTCAAATTGGATGCAACGATGGGAAAGATCACATCCTAGATTTTTGCATAAATAACAAGGAGAGCATCGAGGAAATACATCTCATAGAGCCAAACCCGGAGGCACTTGAGGATTGTAAGCAGACCTATTCAGATTTTAAGCAAGCTAGATTTCACAACCTTGCGATTGTCCAGAATGACGCTGATTCCGTAGAGCTACATATTCCACGCACAAAGTCACTCAACGCCCACGCCTCAACATTTGCAAACCATCTAACCGCACACGGCCACCAAGATTTCAACACGATCAATGTCCCGGCAACAAGCCTTGCTGGTTTCCTCGACTCAAATAAAATCGAGAAGTGCGATAGGCTCTACATAGACACAGAGGGCTTGGATTGTGAGATCATACTTAACTTCAATATTCAAAAATACAATATCTCAAGAATTGAATTTGAGACTCTTCATTCCGATGGATTTCTAGCAAAGGGGAAAAACTACAAATACTGCATTGAGAAACTAAAAACGCTTGGCTACAAGGAAACAGAGGCTGGCGAATATAATGAGGCTTACGAGCTATGAACCATATTATTGCAGACTTTGAAGAGGATTGGTTTAACTCTCCTTATGTCTATAAAATGCTTGTTGAGAATTGCAGAGAGGATGGGAAGATTGTCGAGCTTGGTGCGTGGAAGGGAAGAAGCTCGGCATTCCTTGTGGTAGAGGCATACAACAAAAGCCCAAAGATTGAGATTCACATTGTTGATACTTGGGGTGGAAACCCCTTTGATGGTTCGCAAGATGAATCTACTGACATATATCATAAATTTATTTCTAATATGTCTCTCCTTGCCAGACCCTACCAAGCCCACAGAATGACAACAAACGAGGCGGCGGGGCTTTTTAAGGACGAATCTTTAGACGCAGTTTTTGTAGACGCAGATCATTCCTATGAAGCCGTAAAGCTAGACATTCAAAACTGGATGCCGAAAGTTCGCAAGGGCGGGATACTGGCTGGGCACGACTATACTTCTGCTTGGCCGGGGGTCGTAAGGGCGGTTAATGAGATATTTCCAGAGGCTGAAAAAATAGATTCTTGCTGGGTAAAACAATGTTAACCATCTTTACCATCGTCCTAAATGGGATGCCTTACATCCAGAGGCATCTAGCAGAATTTCAAAAGCTAAAGATTCCGTGGGAGTGGAGGATTGTCGAGGGAGTGGCCGAGCCTCTGGGATGCACCCGCTGGTGCAAACAAGTTCCAGAGAAGTACCACAAGAACTTTGTGAGCGTAGACGGAACGCACGAATACCTTGAGAGCATTAGGGGCGAGAATGTTTCAGTCTATTGGCAAGCAAAGCCTTTCCCCGGTAAGCTGGCGATGATTAGCGAGGCGTTGAAAGGGGTTGAGAAGGGCGTTGTGATGGAGATTGATTCAGACGAGATGTGGAGAGCCGACCAGCTAGACGCAATCTTTGGGCATCTCAAGGGTTGCGAGGAGGGGCGAGCGATGCAGTTTCATTGTAACTATTATGTTGGGCAGAATAAAAAAGTAGTAACTAGAGAAGGCTTGGGTTCTAACTGGTACGAGTGGTTTAGGGCTTGGAAGTGGGGCAAGGGGGTTGAGTTCATCAGCCACGAACCACCAAAACTAAATATCCAATCAATGATGATTCCAAGGGGAGTGACAGAAACTTGGGGGCTAACCTTTGACCACTTCGCCTACGCCACAAAAGAACAAGCACAATTTAAGGAAGATTTCTATGGCTATAAAGGGCTGGTCGAGGGATGGCAGAAGCTACAACAAACAACCAGCCCGGTTCGCTTGAGGGATTACTTCCCATTTATAACAGATAAGAGCGTTGTCGATGAGTGTTAAAACCATCAAATACTCACAGAGATTGGGGGATGTGCTTCGTTGCCTACCAGCCGCAAAGTACCTAGCCGACCAAGGCCACGAGGTTTTCTTTGATTGCCTCGAGCAGTATCACGGAGTTTTTGATTTGGCTAGTTATGTGAAGGGTGGGAACAAGGGGGATGTTTTAGATTTGGAGATATGGCCGAACAGATACAACGACTTCATCAAAAGCAGAAAGAATTGGCACGACTTCGTTTATAGCCACCCAGAGATTAAGGAAGCAGACAAGACCAACATCATCCTAGACAAGCTAGACGACAAACCAGCCGAGGGACTCCCAGAGACTTACAACCTAGTTGCCCCATTTGGCATATCTCAAACATTCTACCGCAACCCGCTAACTCTAATCCAAGACGCAGTAAAAGAGCTTGGCAAAGAGAGCGTATTCGTTTTGTGTCCACCCGACATAAAGATTCAAGGGCTGAACACCTACACGGCACAATCAGTTGAACAAATGGTTAAGGCGATTAGGGGGGCAGATCAGTTCTTGGCAGTTAATTCCAGCCCTATCATCATCGCCTCTGCTGTAAGAAGAGGCAAGGAAAGCAGGTTTTGGGGGGAGAAAAACGAGTCAGAAGTGCAGAATGTTTTTCAATTTGAGGGGCTAGTAAGAGTGGATTGACATAAGAGGTGGTTTTATGGCTGGCAGTATCCCCACCTCCTACTTCGCTACCGACCTCTCTTATATGATTGAGGACTTATATCAATCTGTAACTGGTTTGGGTTCGTCCTCTGTTTCTGCCTCTGTCACAGACCTAACCACAGCAAGCGAGTTGGAGATAGGCGGTGAGGTGTTCCGGGTGACCCAAAGCCTAGTTGTTTTGGCTTCTGGAATCTCTGCCCCAGTTATCGGCTCGCTATGCACAGTTAGCGGGGTGGAGCGTATGATCGGAGGATTTTCGCAAAGCACAGATGGCCTTTCCTTTACCATCGAACTTGCGGAGATTACGACCTAATGGCCTCGATAGAGAGGGAGGTTGAGAACGCCCTCCTTAATGTTGTTTCTGGTATTGGTGGCGTGAACTTCTTTACGAGTGAAAGAGGCACGGCTAGGACGATGCCGAGCGTAACAGTTCAAGCCCAGATTGGTTCAGAGGAGCTTATCCCCTTTTCTGGTGTGTTCAAAACCCCCGCCACAATCACCTATGTGGCTAGAGCAGATACAACCGCAAGAGCAGATTTCGATGCCAAGTTTTACGACATCCTAGAGCAACTGTATCGTGACCCAGACTTGGCAAGCTACCTTACAACCAACTCAAACATTACTTTCTATGTGGCAAAGGTGACTGGGGATACCCCCGCTGTGATAAGCCAAAACCGCACTTGGTCAAGGGCGATGACTTTAGACATCACAGCAACTGCAAAGAAATGAACAACAGCGTTCAAATCAATGTTGAGGATGCGTTAGACAACATTCTGGCTAATGTCTCTGGCCTCAATGTCTATAAGACTAATAGGGTGGGGGCAAAGCTATTCCCCTTCGCCACAATCTCTGCATCGGTAGGGGGGCAGTTGCTTGGGAATTATACCGGGGTTTATGAGGTGGCTGTTACAATCGACTACTCCGACACGGCGGCCAAGATTAGCCAAGAAGCTTTTGACGCTGAATACTGCTCAATCTTTGAGGCTTTTTATTCAGAAACCCCTCCACTATTTACCAAGATTCAGAATAACATTTTAGATACAAAGGTTTATACGGCTCGAATTACTGGGCAAACCCCAACGATTAGAACTGCTAAAAGGGCTTGGCAGAGGGGATTGAAGATGAGCCTTATTTGCACCCCATCAGAACTAGACGATGGCTTGCGGTATTTGAACTTCTATCAAAAGCAAAACTCAATGTATGTTGCGGTAATTTAACAAGGGATAAGGCTATATGGCACTTTCAATTTTAGACGGCAACCAATCAGCAACTACGCTCTCAACCATTCTCTCTAGTGGGCAACACATCACCGCCCACACGGTTGTTAGCCTTGGGACACAAGCAATTACAGATATAGTCAATGCAACTTCGGCTAATCTAACCAACACTCAACTGCGAGCAAGCGCGGTGACGATTGGGGGGACGGTAACCGTGGCAAACAGTCTAACGGTTAGCGACATCACTAATGCAGTTGTATTTGGTATAAGTGATTATATCTTTGCTAGCGATAGTTTCCCAATCTCTGGCACGGTCACGGCTAACCCAACTGGAACACAGACGATTGCTGGTACGGTAACCATAGGAGCAAGCACGGCACAGATTGGAAGCGTAACAGCTTCTATCTCTGGGACAGTTCCGGTAAGCGGTACATTTTTTCAGGCCACTCAACCAGTATCACTAACTACGCTTCCAGCATTAGTCGCAGGGACGGCTCAGATTGGTTCTGTCACTGTTGGGAATACAGTTACTATTGCTGGCACAGTTACTGCTAACCTAACTGGAACTCAAACGATTGCTGGCTCTGTAACACTAGGAGCAGGAACATCTCAAATTGGTTCAGTAACAGCCTTTATTTCTAACAGCGTAGTCACATTCTACCCAATGCAGGGAACTGCAGTATCTAACACTAATTTTACCAGCACTACAGCCTCTACCACTCTCGTCTCGGCAGTAGCTGGAAGGGAGGTACTAACCGTGTTTAATGAGGGGGCGGGCAATCTTCACATCTCGCCCGGAGCGACCTGCACTACTATCAGCTACCAAGTTCGCCTATCGACTGGCGATTATTGGGAATGCCCAGCTGGTCAACTTTCGCTTGCCCATACGGCAGTATTCGCCACGGCTGGTACGGCTAGAGTTACCGAAGTTAGTTAGGAGCTAGGCGATGCCTTTGTTTTCGGCGGTCGCACCCTTGCCAGTTAATCGGATTACAAACAGATTATTCGATCCAGACGCAAGAGACTATATTTTGCGAGTTGAGGCAGCGGATGGTGAGAGGCTTGAATCGCAAGTCCGTGGAGCTATTAATGCATTTGTCGTTGGATGCAAGGTCGATGGGATTTGGACAGCGATCAAGGCATCTTGCATTATGGCTGGGGCTAGGACATTGAGCGGGGCATTGATTCCGTTATCTGGAACTGCTCCAACAAATAATAATTTTGTTAGTAGTGATTATAATAGAAAAACTGGGTTGCTTGGAAATGGAACAACTAAAAGCTTAAATGCAAATAGAAACAATACTGCTGATCCGCAAGATAATAAACATATTTCTGCTTATTGCACGACTGGAAATACAAGAGATGCGGCAAGGGTTCTAATCTCAACTAACCTTGGAACTAATATTGGTGCTTGTGTTATTAATACAACAGCAACTGTTTTTAATGGAAGAATAAGCTACTCAAGCAATCCTGCTGCAGTTACTGTGTCTGGCGTAATCAATGGACTCCAAGGAGCAAGTAGGAATAATTCCTCTACTGTTGATTATTATTTTAATAATTCTGGCGGTTCGATCGCGAGCATATCGTCAGCACAAAACTCATCAAATACATTTATATTCTCAACGCCAGTACCCGCAAATTATTCTAATGCAAGAATTTCATTCTATTCGATAGGAACAAGCATCGATCTCGCTCTTTTAGATGTTAGAATTACTGCCCTAATGAACACGCTTGCGAGCGTTATAGCATAATGCCAATTCTCCTCATCGCTCTATTGCTCTGCTCCTGCTCGCCCAAGCCAGTAGATCATAACAACGCTCTGCCACGCTACTCTGATCTACCAGACTATGGGGAGATGGGGGCGGCCTCTGATGCAGGAAAGGCGAAATGAATGAGTGCCACGGAAGATCAAGAGACTCCAAGCTGGCGGGACTTTATGGCAAGCCTCAAGTTCTTGGAGGCCGAGGGCTACATAGAGATATTTTACAACGACAAGGGCGAGAGAATGGTTAGGATTGCCCCCGGTGCGGAGCGAGCCACGCTATGAGTGCAGACCAAGTTGCAGACTTGAGGGAGCGTTTGGCAAGAATCGAAGAAAGGCAAGTCAATCTGATTGCGGTTTTAGAGCGTCACACTAGCGAAATAGCCGAATGGACTGGGAGGATGAACGGCAAGGTGGACACCCTAGAAAGGGATGCCCACACCATCAAAACAAAGCTCTGGCTAGTTGCCCTAGTTTCGGGGGCGGTATTCTCTACAATCTGGGAACTAATAAAGGTGCGTGTGTTCCCGCGATAATTTGACACAAGCGAAGGAGATTATGCAAAACACACTTTCTAACGAGGTTTCAATCTAATGCCCGCCGTCAGTATTGGCGTGGCTGGGTTGTCGTTCGGCTTAACCGCAGAGGCTGGCATTGGCTTGGTTCAGAGCTTCTCCGAGGCTCGTAACGTAGAGAAAAATGAGGTGAGATCGAACTCCGGGGATATAGTTGCCATCGGATACTATAACGCCACTACCTCCTACTCCCTCTCGGTTGCCATTACTGGTGCTTACAATGTGACCGCAGGGGCGGCTCTTGCGGCCTTGGCGAATGCAACCACCCTCGGAACAACTCGCATCGATTCCATTACGCTGAACAAGTCTAACGATGCGTTTGTGACCCTCGACATCTCGGCTACTGGCTATCCGAATGTAAGTTAATAGAGGTTCTAAACCTCTTAATGAAATCCTAAACTTATGACCGAAGCCTACTGGGGAACGACTAACATAAAAGTGGCGAGTGCCGTTGCTTCCTTTGGTGCAAAGCCTCGCTCGCTCGACCCAGTAACAAGGACAATCAAAGAGGACGGAAGCACCCAAGCCACCTTCTGGTTCGAGGCTGGGGCGGGGGCAGAGGCTAGGGCAGAAATGGAACGCCCTTGGTCGGAAATGAAAAGCGACCCAGAAAGCCCCATTCGATATGTCCGAGCCGCCCTAGAGAACCGAGAAACCTTCCTAGGATTGCTTAAAAGAGCCGTTCCAGTTCGGGTGATACAAAGGGGCGGGCAGACTTTACTCATATCAGAAAACGCAACCTCGGAGCAAAGAAGGGCAATCCTTAAACACCTATGAGCATCTCACTAGAAGAAGAACTAAACTCGGCCT